GGCGGCGCTCGCTGGCTGTCGGAGACTGCTGGCGCAGGCCTGGCACTTCTGGAGTTTGACCTCCCGGGTGTCACCTTCACCGCCGACACTTGATAACGGAGCCCTCCAATGACTACAGAAATCCGTAACGACGAGGTCGGGCTCTTTCTCGCCCGCGAGCTGGAAACGATTCTGGCTCGCACGTTCGAGGTCGAGTACGCCGACATCAAGTACAGCATGGTGATTCCCGTCTCTTCTGAGGTGGGTAACGGTGCTGACTCCTACACCTATCGCGTCTTCGATAAGCAAGGCTCGATGAAGGTGATTGGCGATAAGGCCAAGGATCTGCCCCGGGCTGACGTGCTCCGTAAGGAGATCACGCACCCTGTGCGTTCTGTTGGTAGCTCCTTCGCCTACACCGTGCAGGAGACCCGTGCCGCCGCCATGGTGCCCGGCATGAACCTCGAGCAACGTCGCGCCAACGCTGTGCGTCGTGCTTATGAGGAGAAGATGCAAGAGATCGCCTACTTCGGCGATGCTCCTTCGGGCATGAAGGGCTTCTTCAACAACAATCAGGTGGACAAGATTGTGCCGGACCACTGGTTCGACACCGTCGATATCACCACCGACGAGATGCTGCAGCTGCTGAACGAGACTCCTACTCGTTTGGTGCAGAACAGCAACATGAAGGAGATGCCCAACACGATGCTCGTCCCTTATGACGTGTATCGCATCATCTCCACCACTCCGCGCAGCACCACCTCCGACACCACGGTGATGGAGTTCTTCCTGCGCACCAACCCGATGATCACCGCAATCGAGCCAATCAACGAGCTCGAGGCTTCTAAGTCCGGCGGTTTCCTGACGAAGGACCGGATCATCTGCTACGACCGCAGCCCCGACAAGCTGCAAATGCACATTCCACAGCCTCTCGAGTTCTTCCCACCTGTGCGGAACGAACTTGAGTTCACCGTGGCTGCCCACGCTCGCGTTGGTGGTCTGGCTCTGTACTACCCCAAGAGCACCCTGGTGCTCGAGAAGGCCTGATTAAGGTCTGCAGGCTCGCGCTTGCTTTGTTGGCTCTCTCACCTTTTTGATCATGATTCTCGTTTATCGACCCGAACTCGAAAGTCCTCCAATGGACCCCGAGTGCACTATTGGCTTCTCCTTTGTCCAGCAGGGTGGGCAACCGGAAAGCATCCAGGTGAAATCCGGTGTAAATCGCGATTTCCCCGAGAGTGTGTGGGCGCTGATCAAGAACTACGACGTTGTCAAAACTCTGCTCAAGCTTGGTGCCCTGCGCATTGAGGAAGAGCAGGCGTTCGTGGCTGATGTTGAGGAATCCGACGTGGATTCCCTCTCTGACATGCCCGTAACACAGGCCATGCGCCTTGTGGAGGACAGTTTTGACGTAGCCCAGCTTCAGCGCTGGGAAATCGGTGAGCAACGCATCCGCGTTCGCAATGCCATCGGCAAGCGCATCACAGCTATCTCGGAAGGTAAAGGCTGATGGCCGTCCCCACCTCCAGCGAATTTCTAGCTCGTTTCCCCGAGTTTGGAGAGCTTGCGCTCACTGTCATACAGGGTGCAATCGCGGAGGCGGGTCGCTCTACACCAGCGACCCAATGGGGCGATGTCCACACCGAGGCCGTTAGTTATCTAGCGGCCCATATCCTTTCCACCCGTGTCATGCAAGTCGGCCTTCAGGTCGGCAGTCAAGCAGGCCAGCCTTTAGGTACTGGTTTTAACGCCAGCCTGTATGGCCAGGAGTACGAGCGGCTGAAAGGCACGCTGTCTCTATCTGGATTTGCGCTTTAGTCATGGCTATTTCGGCTACCACAATCGCCAACTACGCCCCTTGGGGTAATGCTCAGCTGGCTTTTGAGGTGGGCGGCAGCACGCTGAGCGTTGATCCAGATACCGGCAACACGGTTCAGACTTCCGAGACCGTTGAATACCTAGCTGCTATCAACCTCCAAGCGCCATCTTGGACGGGGCAGCCAGGTGCCGACAACTCCAGCTATAGCTGCAGCGGTCGGTTACTAAGCCCCGCTCGTTTGGATCCGAGGATTACCAACGGAAGCCAGGCGAATGCCGTGATCAATGGTTACTACGGTCGTTTCGAGCTCGTTTTCGAGCTGAATATGGACCGGGAAGCCTATCGAGATATTCGGCAATCCATTCAGGGCACATTTCGCGTGATTGGAGGTCCGAGTGATGGCTAATCGTCCTCTAGACGCCCAGCTTCGCGCCGCCACAGCGCAAGCGACCCGCCAGCTAAGCAGCTGGTTGGATAACCGCTTTACCGAGGAAATTTCCACGGTGAAGTGGCCCTTCCCGACACCTCCTCAGGTGCGGGACATTGTGGATACCGGCAGACTTCGCGCCAGCCAGACTCGCACCGTCAACACTGATGGTTCGATCACCTTCACCTGGCCGGTCGAATACGCGACTCAAGTTCACGAAGGCGGTGTATCCCTTACGGGTCTCCGTTTTCCAGGTCGTCCTTGGACTAAGGCACCTCTCGAGGAAGCTGCGTCCCAGTTCGACGTTTTCCTGCGTGAAGCACTCAGGAGGACACAATCGTGAGCATTAGCACTGCCTGTCCGCATGTGCGCGATGTGCGCACGACGATCGAACGTCATATCCTCGATCTCTACGAGAGCGATGGGACGACGCTTCGCCCTGAGGCTGATTGGCCCGGGTATTACTCGTTGCCTAATGGCACCCGCATTCCTGCGGTGTATGTCGTAGGTGAAGCCATGGTCCCTTCGGACTGGGTAGTCACCGGCATCGAGTGCACGATCACGGACGTTCCCGAGATCGTTTCCCCCGGCGCTGTCGGCGCAATTGTGTCCTTTGAGCGTTGGCCAGTTCGTTTTACGAACTATGGCACCAATAAGGGCACCCGCATGCCGGTTTCACTGTTGAACATCAGCCGTCGTCTGGCACGCGCATTCCCCCGGGACATTGCTACGCATAGTCCCCGGACCGAGGCCACCTACGAGGCCTTGACGGTGTCTATTACAGGCGCCGTTTTGAACCCCCCGATCCCTTAAGGAGTCCCAACAATGGCTGACTACGCCATCGGGCTGTCGTTCCACAAGGCTCACCGGACCCTCGTCCGAGCCGTGGACATCACCCCTCCCTGCCGTTACTTCGCTACTCGCGATAGCGCAGGTCTCGTCACACTGCCTACGCTTGATGCCGGCGCTAGCTATGTCGAGCTTCAAGGCGTAAGCAACACCTCATTTGCCATCAACGACAACAACCAGGAGTTCCGTCTTCTGGGTGATGATGGTTGGGGTGATTCGTTGATCACCGGTTCGTCGGTGCAGGCTTCAGTGACTGCTTACTTCTTGAAGCAGACCGAGATTCCTGCCGGCCAGAACTGCCCGCAGTTCCGCGGTGATTACGAAGAAGGCTTTTCTCTGATTGAGAAGGCTCGCTACAACAAGGATTTTGAGATCTACGTTGAGTTCCTGAAGGAACTCGGCCAGGCCAACGGCGACAGCGGCAACTACATCTACGACTTCACCGGCTTCAACGCCGTGGTGATGAACTACAACGAGAACCTCACGGCCGAAGGCCTGACCGAGGTCTCCTTCGACCTGATGTCCCGAGGCCGTCCAGTCTTCGGCCGTTACGACGCCGGCTCAACCGCGCTGGCATTCGGTGGTGTTCAGTCGAGCCTGTTGTTTACCGCTGCTGCTTCTGGTGATCGCCGCTATGCGGTGGTGCCTGCTGCCAACGCTGACAGCATCGCTGTTGGTGACAACCTGACTGTTACCTACACCAGCGACGGCGCTACTGCCCTGGCGCAGCTGAACCTCGGCCAAACCGATGGTTCTGGCTTCCGCCTCGAGGTTGCCTCGACTGGCGTTGTGGTTCCTGCCACTGTCACGCTGGGCGGTGTGGGCAACAACGAGGTTACGATCAACCCCACCGCCAACCTGGCAGCGGGTACGATCTACCGCCTGCGCGTTGCCGACGGTGCTATCAAGCAAGCACTGGATGGAAGCGGCAACCCCTCTGCTTCTGGCGTTCTTTTCCCTCTGCAGGGTTTCGAAAGCCTCTTCAAGACCGCTTGAGGGTCAGACTGATACCGAGCCAACACTCAGCCCCGCATTTGCGGGGTTTTTTTTTTTTATGCAGCA